GTTATATCTATCCATCCTTGCCAGAGATTGAGGAGACCAATCCAGAGTTCACCTTTATTCGAGTGGACCGTGACCAGTACATGGATCTAGCCAAACTCTGGGATGTGTACGGGATTCCTAGCCTTGTTGTGTTAGAAAAGGACAAGGAAATCGGCCGATTTGTCAATCGCGACCGTAAAAGCAAGCAACAAATTAACGACTTTTTAGCAGGACTGAAATAGGAGAAAAAGGAAAGAATGATTTTTACATATAACAAAGAACATGTCGGCGATGTCCTTATGATCATCGTGAAAAACAGCGGAGATGCCAAATTGGACGTGGAGCGCAAAGGCAAGGTAGCCCGTGTTTTCCTCAAAGAAAATGGAGAAACAGTAGCTTGGAATATTTTCGAAGTTTCAAGTTTGTTTGAAATCACAGAGCGCGGTCAAGTCTTTTTGACAGATGAGCAAGTCGCTCGTTTGAACCAAGAATTGCAGGCGGAAGGATTTACAGAAGAAATTGTCAATGACAAGGAACCTAAGTTTGTCGTCGGTGAGATTGTTGAGATGGTATCCCATCCAGATAGTGACCACCTCAACATCTGCCAAGTTGCAGTCGCAAGTGATAAGACAGTGCAAATCGTTGCAGGAGCACCTAATGCGCGTGTTGGGTTGAAAACCATTGTAGCTCTTCCTGGAGCTATGATGCCAAAAGGCAATCTCATTTTCCCAGGCGAGCTTCGTGGCGAAAAGAGTTTTGGTATGATGTGTAGCCCTCGTGAATTGTATCTGCCAAATGCTCCGCAAAAACGTGGTGTTATTGAATTATCAGAAGACCAAGTTGTCGGAACTCCATTTGACCCAGCCAAACACTGGACTGCCTAGGAAATTGTCGGTATTTGATAGACCAGATAGAGGGGGATAAGATGGCGAAAAATGTAGTGATTACAGGAGCGACCTCAGGAATCGGTGAAGCGATTGCGCGTGCTTATCTGGAGCAGGGGGAGAATGTCGTTCTAACAGGGCGACGGACAGATAGACTAGAGACCCTCAAGTCAGAGTTTGCAGAAACATTTCCAAATCAAACAGTTTGGACCTTTGCACTGGATGTCACGGATATGACCATGGTCAAGACTGTCTGCTCCGATATTTTGGAAACGATAGGGCAGATTGATATATTGGTCAATAACGCTGGACTAGCTCTTGGCTTGGCTCCCTATCAAGACTATGAAGAATTGGATATGCTGACCATGTTGGATACCAACGTCAAGGGTTTGATGGCAGTCACTCGCTGTTTCTTACCAGCAATGGTAAAAGCCAATCAGGGTCATATTATCAATATGGGGTCAACCGCAGGAATCTATGCCTATGCTGGGGCAGCTGTTTACTCAGCCACCAAGGCAGCAGTTAAGACTTTTTCAGATGGCCTGCGAATTGATACCATTGCAACAGATATCAAGGTAACTACTATTCAGCCAGGAATTGTCGAAACAGATTTTTCTGCGGTACGTTTCCACGGTGACAAAGAGCGTGCTGCCACCGTCTATCAGGGAATTGAGGCCTTGCAAGCTCAGGATATTGCAGATACAGTGATCTATGTGACCAGTCAGCCTCGTCGTGTGCAGATTACAGATATGACCATTATGGCCAATCAACAGGCGACAGGTTTCATGGTGCATAAAAAATAAAAAATTTCTTCGAAAAGTTACAAATTTCTGTAACTTTTTTTGATTCCCTGCGAATAGATAAGTAGGAGGAAGAAAATATGTATAATAAAGTTATTCTTATCAATTTGACTAAAATACAAAAATAACGCTAAACCCTTAAAAGTCTAGCGTTATCGCCATTTCGTCTTTCGTGACAACTATTTCATTTACGACAGATTTTACAATTTTTGAAGCATCTTCATAGCTTAATTTTTCGGGATTAAAATCCTTTAAAAGTCTAGCAAGTTTTCGTTGTCGTAAGTTGATTGTGTTTTTCTTTCTGCTTTCCAGTTGTTCTTCTAAAAATGCTTTTTCGATTTTTAGTTTTTCGTTTTTTGTATCAAGTTCTTTTCGTGTTATGATCTCGTCCAAATATAATTCGGTCAACTTATCAAGTCTATTGTTTATTTTTTTCAGTTGGTCTTTTATTTCTTCAACTTTCATAGTTTCATCATTCTTTGCAAGCATTTCTTTACGATACTTCGGTTCGAGTTTGATTTTTGATAGTCTTTCAATGACCTGACCTTCCAATTCTTGCTTATCATACCATTTTGAGTTACATCTTTTTGACTTGTCTTTATCAAACCTATGTCTACATTGATAGCGTTGATACGCTTTCCCTTTTCGATTTTTTGAAGTAACGTATAGACCTAGCGAACCGCCACAATATCCGCACTTTAACAAGCCTGAAAGCATGTACTTCGCTTGGAATGGCCTTGGATTGTTGTTTCTTTTCAAAGCGTCTATCTGCCTTTTTTTAAGATCCAACTGCACAAGGTCAAATAATTCTTGAGAGATAATCGGTTCATGTTGCCCCTCGTATTTCTGCCCTCTATATTTCACGATACCGAGATATGTTTCATTTTTGAGTAGATATTTTGTTATCGTTTCTCCCCAGGGCCTTTTTCGTCCAACGTGACCTTCAGCATTTAAGTCTCTGATGATCTTGACCACCGACTTACCATTTAAGTATTCTGTGAAGATACGGTTGACAATGAGCGCTTGGGTTGGATTGACCGATAAGATGCCAGTTTCTTTTGAGTAGTCGTAGCCGAAAGGTATCGTAGTCCATGACATTGCTTTCCCTTTTTTTGCACGTCCTTCTTTGCCTAAAATCATACGTTCTTTTATCTGTTCACGCTCAAGCTGGGCGAATACTGAAAGCATACCAATCGAAGCCTTGCCGAAAGGGGTAGAAGTGTCAAAGTTCTCTTGTAGGCTGATAAAAGCAACGTCATTTTTCAAAAATACATCTTCGATTAAAAAAAGTGTATCTTTCTGGCTACGACTGAGACGGTCTAGCTTATAGACTAGCACAATATCAAATCTTTTTCTTTTTGTATCGTTAATCAAGCGCTCTAGTTCAGGTCTTTGGGTGTTTGATCCCGAAAAACCACCGTCAACGTAAACATCGTAGATTTTCCAGTCTTTGATTTTACAGTAGGCTTCAAGTTTGTCTTTCTGCTCGTCGATTGAGTAACCTTCTTCAGCTTGATAAGAAGTAGACACCCTGACGTATATAGCCACTTTATTCGCTGTTTTCATTGAATTTGTACCCCTTTTTTGATAAAATAGGTACAAGAAAAGACATCATGCGAGGTTATCTCCATGAAAATCCTTTCTTGTCGTAAGCCTCACGCTCGGAGTCGCCAAACTTTGAGAGCGTGGGGCTTTTTTTATTTCTTAGATTTAAAGACGCATCCGCAGTTTCGACAGTGCCAGTTGTGTTTTCCTTTTTTACCTACTAATCCGAGTAGTACAAACGGCCAGGCAATCATCCAGCCGATGCACCCAACACAACCATTGAAACCTTTACGGTCCTGCATCATGTATTCAATTTGATCACTGCCACACTTTGGACAACGTTTCACATATTTAGCCATTATTTTATATTCCTTTCTTAATTGCGCTAAATTTTTTAAACTTTATAAATATCTACGACCTCTCCGATTGTTCGGATGTCGTCGTTTTCTGACAAGTGGATTTCTTCATATCCACTATTCAGACTTTGCAAGTACCAGGAACCGTCATAATCTCTTTTAAGCTTTTTGACGAAGTTCTTGCCATTCACTTGGAAGATGCCTATTGAGTTAATATCAACCTGACTAGTGACCTTGATAAATAGCAGGTCATTATCTTCTATGAGTGGCTCCATGCTATCACCAGCAACCTTAGCGATAGTATCGTAGTCTTCGGGCACATCTTCAGATCTGAGCTTGACTTCCATGTGTAGATTATCTTCCTGAAGCGTTCCATGTCCTGCTGCAACCAAGCCCTCAACGTAGTCAATGATATAATCTTCATTGCTTACCTTCTCAAAGATAGAAGCAACCTTAGAGCTTTCCTGCTCATCAAGTTGAGCATTGGCAAAGTCGAGGACTTTCTCTTGTCTAGGTTCTTCTAGTTGGTTGTAGATAGTTAGGATTTCAGGTTTTTCTTTATTCTCTTTTTGAATTCCTAAAAGAAATTCTGGAGTAATATTGAAAATTCTAGCGAAGTCATCAGCTTTATTGAGTGGGAATTCTCTAGTCTTATTGAAGTACCTAGACATTGTCGATTTAGCTATTCCAACACGTCTAGCTAGCTCACTCATAGACATCCCTTTCTTTTTTGCTTCTTCTTGGATTAGAGAAATGATTTCGTCATTAGTTCTCATGTTTCTTCGTTCCTTTTATTTGATAATTCAATTATACCATCGTTCCCAAACAAATACAAGAGAAACACAAAAAAACATTTTTTGTTATTTTTTTCAAAAAAATAGTTGACAAAATGGAACGACTGGAGTTATAATGAAATTGTTCCACATCGGGAACGAATAATACTAAAAGGAGAACATGTTATGACAGTTAATCTGAAACGATTAAAGGCTGAACGGATTGCTAGTGGTATGACACAAGATGAAGTGGCTCACAAAATGGGTTGGAAATCACGTACACCATACGCAAAACGTGAAAATGGCTTAGTTTCTATTGGTGCTGACGAACTTGCAAAAATTACAAAGATTTTCGGACTGCCAATGGAAAAAATCACTATTTTTTTTTAGCAAAAACGTTCCCGAAATGGAACAAACAGCCTAGGAAGGAGAGAAAGTGATTGAAAATAAATGAAGAGAAAGGAGACTGTATGACAAACTTTAAAGATTTGGATTGCCAGTTTATCTTTCAGGAATCCAACTGATGACTACACAGCTGTTAGTAATAGTTTTATCAACGATCCTGCGCTGGATTTTACAGCGGTTGGCATCATGATGGTTATTTTGGCCAATCACCCCAACTGGCAAGTCTATCCAGACGAAATAGCCAAGCGCAAAGGTGTTAGTCGTCCAACTATTAGTAAATATTTCAAAATCTTAGAAGAGGCTGGATATTTGCGTCAAGTTAGACGAAAACCTCCAGGCCGTGGAGGAAGTCACGTATTTCGATTTTTTTCGGATAGAAAAATATCTGATTTCCAGTTTGACATCATGTTGCAACGACTTGATAAAGCGATTAGTGATTCATTTTTTGAGATGTAAGTTTTTTTCATGTCAAATTTTTTCATGTCAAATTTTTTCATGTCAAATTTTTTCATGTCAAATTTTTTACACTAACAAATATTAACTAACAACAAGTATTAACTAACAATAAATATTAACTAACAACAAGTCCTACTTCTCTTAATAAATAAAAGAGAGAAATTTCAATTTTAGGACTTTGCAAAAATGGGAAAGGAGTACTCATGAAGCAATTAAAACTAAGTATTAAACCCAAGCAAGAACCTACTGAGGGTCAATCTCTTAATTCTTCAGGTTATTCAGTAAAAATCAATGACTGGGAGCTTGGCAGAGGGGTCACTGGCTTCAGACTAGAAATGCCTGCGAACGGAAAACCAAAAATCACTATTGATTTTACACCAGATATTATTGAAACTAATGGCGTGGTTGTGGACCCTCAAGTTTTAGAAGTGTTTGAGCAAGCTTACTCAGACTTTATTGCCAAAACTCAAAACGAGAAGGAAAAATCTGATTAGAAGACAACAAAAAGCACCTGACGGCAATCAGGCGCATGACAAAATTATTCAAGGAAATTATACCACGAAAGGGGTCAAAATGAAAGTCACAGTATATGCTTACGGTCGAAAATTAGAACCAGATGAACCAATTATCATCCCAAAAAATCATCGTTTCTATGACATTTGGAACGGAATTGCAAACGAAATGCTCGACAAAGAGGAAGAGGTAGCTTAATGAAATTACTTACTAAATTAAAACTCGGTCTTGAGGGAATCATCCATGAAGTGAGCCTTGACTGGAGAGTAGTCGCAGTCGAGCTTAACGAGGACCTTCTTGAAGAGCGCAAGCGTCGCTTTGCTATCGAGCAGGAAAACTACGATTTGAAGCAAGAGCTTGCTGCTTACAAGTACAAAGAAAATTTTGACATTAAGGCTAGACTGCAAGGAGAAATGTAGATGTACATTATATCAATCCATGTCAAAAATGCTGAAACTGGAAACGAGGATTTCAGTTTGATTGGAAGAGACTTTTTGCCAATTGGCAAGCAAGATTATTCGGCTACTGTTTTCGAGACTAAGGAAGAAGCTATTGCTTATTTGAAATCAGCTTCATACGAAGCTGCGGGAGTTTATGGAAATGACTGGGAATTTCAAGACAAGACTTCTTCTGGAGTGGAATCCCGCTGTCGAATTTGGAAAGTTGGAGAATAAATAAAAAAGGAGAACAATATGTTTAAAGCACTAAAAGCAATCAAAAAAATCAAACAACTGCAGAAAGAAATGCACGCTTTCAGCCTTGCGTTTCTAGCTCTACAAGATATGGGCTTGATGCCAGAGACTGAAAGAAGCAAGGCGAAGGCTCAAACAATGCACGATGTAAGCCACGTGCTCAAGGACGTCCTGGACGGCAAGTCGGTAGATGAAGCGATGAAGCGTCTAAATAGCGAAGTGAAAATTGAAGAGGTGGAGCAGGAAGATGACCAGAATTGAACTTGAGAACCGTGTATGGCTTTTGGCCAGCCATGAAGAAAAAAATGAATTACTGGATCTCGGTTTGACATCCAAAGCTAGATATGTGAAGCGAGTTCTGGAACTTGGAAAGGTGTACGCTTATGTTTCATTACGATAGAGATATGATGCAACCGCCTGAAGAGCGAGAAGAACTCGACCAAAGCCAGTTCGTATATATTGGATGCGGTCAGTATCGCTATGTGGGTGATGAAGTATGATTGAAGAATTACACGCAGAAATCGACAAATGGCGTTCTGACTATATCCATCTTGGTCAAGAGCTAGGAGAAATCATCGACAAGCAACAAGATATTATTTTGAAATTGCAAACCAAAAACAGACGCTTAAAGCGTGAAAATTGGAATTTTAAGAAAACGAAAGGAAGAAAGAAATGAGTTACGAACAGATATCAGAGTCAACGTATTATCAAAACATGAGCTATTGGAACCAAGTTGCACAAAATTATAGATCTCTCGGAGGTCTAGGTATTTGCGACGACGAGACAGGCGAAGAACTATATACAATCTAAGGAGAAAGACAAAATGACAAACGAACTAACACAGAAGCAAGTTACATCAAATGTTGCAACACGAATCGAAGCGATGAAGGGAGAAGGACTCCTGATCGCACCGAATTATAGCGTTAGCAATGCACTGAGTTCAGCATATTATGCTCTAAAAAATTCTAATAGCGGGAATTTACTCCAACAGTGCACTCAAGACAGCGTTTATAACGCATTATTAGAAATGGTAACCCAAGGACTGAGCCCGGCTAAAAAGCAATGTTACTTTATCAAATATGGCTCTGACGTCCAATTGAGAATGTCTTATTTTGGGACCATTAAAGTTACTAAAGATTTGCAAGAGGTGAAAGACGTTACTGCTAATGTTGTCTACGAAGGGGATACGCTAGAGGTATCAGTTGAAAACGGGCGTAAGAAGTTAGTCAAACATGAGACAGATTGGCAGAACGCAGATAATCCAATAATTGCTGCTTATTGCATCATCACTCGAACTGATGGAGAAGAGTTCTTTGAAGTCATGACTAAAAAACAAATTGACAAGTCATGGTCTAAGGCGAAAACGAAAAATGTCCAAATCGACTTCCCTGACCAGATGGCCATGCGTACGGTTATCAACCGAGCTGCCAAAATGTTTATCAACACAAGCAATGACAGCGACTTGTTCGCTGGAGCAATCAATAACACAATTGCTGACGAGTACGACAATGATCGTCAAATGAAAGAAGCTGAACCAGTGAGAGAAGAGGCTGAAACATTAGATAGTATCCTTGGAGCTTCTGAAGAAGTGACTGAAGAACCAAAAAAAGAGGTTATCAACCAGGAGTTGACAACCACAGATACAAAATACCCAGCAGATGAGATCCCAAATTTTGACCAAGAAACGGGCGAAGTAATCGACCAAGAGCCAGAAACCGGTCAAATGGACATGCTAGAAGGGGAGGATTTCTAAAATGACTGAAGAATTGAAAGATGTAACAGATAGCCTAGAACTCGTTCCAGTGACGGATTTAGAAGTCGGATTTGTCCTGAAAGCGGCTGAAATCGAAATCCAAGGAAAAGAGGTTTTGGAACAAGCTTTAGCAGCATATCAAAAGAAATACGCTGGCTATATCGTGACAGAAGAGACTTTGTCAGACGATACCAAGGTTAAAGATGAATTGGGACGAGTGCAACGCCAAATTGAGCAAGAACTCAAAAACCAACTAAAAGACTACTCTAGTCCGCTGGACGAAGTGAAAGCATGGGTTAATACTGTCCTAGACCCTATCAAAACTTTGCAGACGAACATCAAAGATCAGATTAAAGAATTTGAAGAGAGAGCGACAGAAGCTCGCAAGGAAACAGTCAGAGAAGCTTTTGAATCTGCAATCGCAGATAGCGGAGTTGATCTCGATATCAAGCTGTTTGCTATTTACTTTGACGATTTTAGCAAGAAAAAGTGTTTCATGGCTGACAATGTGCGAATCAATCAAGCGACCTCTAAAATGATCGCTGATTTGGTCGCAGAAGAAGCAGAAAAGAAACAACAACGTGAAGCTGGACTTATCCAGATAACAGAAGCAGCTGCCAAGGCCGGCTTTGGCCCAGTTGTCTATATCCGACTTTATGAAGGAGGCGCCAAGCTGGAGGATATCCTGCAGGCCATTTTAGACGATAAAGACCTAGCTGATAAAACCAAGGCGAAGGAAGAGCTTAAAAAGCGTATCGAGGAAATGACAGCCATTGCAGAGGATAATGATCTAGCTCCTCAAAAATACGCTGACATGCTCAAGGAAGGCAAGTCCGTTTTGGATGTTATTAATATCCTACACGCAGACGCAGCTGAAATGAGACAAGCTCAAGCGGAAGCAGAACGAAATACCCAGAATCAATCCTACACCCAAAATCAGCCAGAATTTGAGCCTGAAACGAGTTCGGAGGGTGATAGTGCCCACGAACAAGGAGTAGGCCAAAAATCGCAAAATATGTCTTCCGATGATGTGGCTAAAAAATATGGCTACAAATTTACTGTGGACTTGATTTTCCCAGCAGAGAACGCAAAGGAAATCAAAGAACAGTTCAAAGAATGGCTTAATTCTCACGGCGTTCGTTTTGAACCGAAGTCAAAATCAGTGAAGGTGGAAATGGAATGACACAAGATTTACTTGGCAAAGATTACTATTCGGCAGCTTCTGCACGTCGCTACTGGTCCATCTCGCAATATAAGCGATTTAGAGAGTGCGAAGCACGGGCATTGGCAGAGCTGGAAGGAGAATGGGAAGACCAGAGAGATAATACAGCTCTCTTGGTCGGGAACATGGTCCACAGCTATTTTGAAAGTCCGGAAGTACATAAGAAATTTATGGATGAAAACGCAGATGCCATGATTTCAAAAGCCGGAAAGACCAAGGGTCAGTTAAAATCTGACTTCTTGGTTGGCCAGCGCATGATTGAGCGACTGGAAGCTGATAAGCAGTTCATGGACTACTATGTCGGCCAGAAAGAGGTTGCTGTAACAGGCAAAATCGAAGGCGTGGAATTCAAAGGCAAGATTGACTGTCTCAATGTTGAAAAAGGGTATTTCGTGGATATTAAGACCACGAAATCTGACATTGATAGCATGGTCTGGATTCAGGACGAAGCAAGCGGACGAAATATTCAGGTCCGCTGGTTCGAAGCTTGGGGGTATGTCCTTCAGATGGCGGCTTACAAGAAGATGCTAGAAGAGAAGTACGGCAAAGAGTTCACCCCTATTATATACGCAGTGACAAAAGAGCCGACTCCCGACACAAGAGCCATCGTTTTTCAAACTCAGGAAAAGCTTGGCTATGAGCTGACAGAGTTGTCTATGATCATCCAGCGCCTTGACAAGGTTAAAAAAGGCGAGGAGAAAGCAAAGCCATGCGGCCATTGTGAATACTGCAAAACGAAAGCTTTGAGCCAGCGTGTAGAGGTGATTTGATGAGTAAACAAGTAAAAGACATACTGGCAACCCGTGACACAGGCTGCCCACATGGTATTACATTCGCTATACATCAAGATAAAGATGAGTGTATTGCTTTGTTTGGTCGTTCTGGTTGGCCTGGACTCAAACCTCGATTTATTCGTTGGAATGAAAGTGTTGAAAACAGAACAATGTATCACACAGAAGAAGAGTTACAGGATGCGTATGTTGATAAAGTCAAAGTAGTTGAGGAAGATTTTATCATAATTGAATTGTTGCCATTTTAAGAAGGAAAAATAACCCAAAACCAACTATTTCCAAAATGGAAACAACTCAAAAATCAACAAGCCGTGCATTCTTGTAAAACTGCGAACTAGAAAGCGTCAGTAAAGGTCGTGTGACCTGGACGAGCGACTGCCCGTATTTAGCCGAACTCACACAAAGGCAGTCGCATTTTTTTGAAACGACATGAATGAAATCAAAGAAAAAGCTCTGGCTAAATTGCTAGAGGAATTAAATAAACCACATGATCTTGCACTTGATCGCATTCATAACTGGATTTGTGACCAAGAAGATGAAGAGTTATTCCAGGGCATTCTAAAAGAGCGATACTCTCTGAAATGCGCTCTGAAGTATGCGAAAGAAAAAGCTCGCAAATTTGCTGAAGATGGAGTGGCTTGCATCGATGATAATACTGTTTTTGGATGGGTTCGAGAATATTTTATCTCAAATTCAAAAGTATCCAACATCGAACAGGTACCCGTTGAGCCAGTCAAAAAGAATAAGGCAGACAAACCACAAAATCCCCAAGAAGAAAAGGTAGACGTGGCCAAAATCAGGAAAGGCGCAGGGCCAGATGATGAAATCATCAAGAAACCTAAAATTAAGAAGGAGAAAGGAGTAGTTGAAGGCCAACTGGACCTTTTTGAAGAACTAGCATGAGCAAGATTAACGAACAATGCAAGCGAGAAGCTGAAAGACGATTGAAACCACCTGCAGATTTTTGGAGATGGTGCTACTCGCAAATCACAACGTACAAATGGAGCAATAAGGACAAGACCATAATCGCTTCAGATTTGGACCTTGGCTATTGTATCGAGAAACGACTGACAAAGTCGTCACGGCTTACTTTTTATGACAAGACCTACTTTTTCTCCATCATTCTCAGCACCTCGAAACGCATCGAGATCCAATCTTATGAATTTAGCTCGAAGCTGGTCGAAGGAAAACAATTTATTGATTGGCATTTTACGAATTTAGAGCGATTCGAAAATGACAAACATGTGAAGATTGGACAAGATTACAGCGGACAATTTTATCCGTATCTATTCGCTAATTTTTTCGGTAGCGGTTATTACGCATGTAATAAATTCTATCCGAATAACTGGGCTGAAAAACTTAAAAATGTATCTGAACTCAAGTATTTGAAGCTTGGGAAGATTTGCTACTGGGAAATTGAACGCCTTTACAAATACAAGTTTGAAATCGAGTTTGCTCAGAAAATCCATGCTTATAAATTAGCCAATGAAATTATGTATCCAGGTTATACTGGATTCACCAGAAACGTAGATATGCGAACCTTGAACCGTAGATGGCTTCAGAAGAATAAACAATTTTTCAAGAATTCAAATCGAAGTTTTAACGAATTTGAGTTGAGCCGTCGATTAAAAGAACGGAACGGCCAACTGGTGCCTGGCATTGAATCTTATCTTACTTACCACGATATCAAGCATATACCGAAAGGTGTCAGGATCAATAAGTTTCAGAATTGGGTAATCAAGAATCATATTGACTTCAATGAATACCTTGATTACCTTAAAATGTTAAGAGAAATGGGTATTGATCCTGAAGGTGATGCTATGCTTGTACCAAAGGATTTTACGGCCATGCACAATCACACGGTCGGATTATACAATCAATTCGTTGAAGAAAAACGCAAAATGGAAGACAAGAAGAAACGCAAGCAGCTTGAATCTGAGTTTAAACTTAGAGAAGGAATGGATAGGACCATCCACGGTTACGCATTCCATGTCCCTAGAAAAGTGGCCGAGCTGATCTATGAGGGCAAGAAGCTACATCACTGCGTAAGCTCATACACAGACAAGCATTTCAAAGGCGATACTTTGATAGTGTTTGTACGCTTATCAAATCAACCAAAAACACCTCTTTACACACTCGAAGTAAAGCAGGGTAAAATAGTCCAGTTTCGTGGCAAGTATAACCAAGACGTCCCAACCGATGTCTGGGACATAGCCAAAGAATGGATGAAGCAAACAAAATTAGTGCCAAAAGCAGCATAAAGGAGAAAAACAAATGCTAAATAAAATCGACATCCCAGGAACAAGTATCACACTAGAAATCGTAGATAAGAACATCACGATTACAAACAAAATTGAATATGATATGCAGATGCATTTCAGAAATACGGACGCAGACGCTTCTCTTGATACGAACGGTGATGTGTTCGAGCCTCTTTATTGGCTAGACATCAGGGTAACACCGAAAACGCCAACAGAGTATCATACGAGCCTTGGAGTCAAGAGGGAGAAACGCCACTTGGCCGAGCTTCAGAAGTTCTTTGAGTTCATCGAAAACAACAAGCGGAATCTCTTTGATCTTTGTGGAATCAAGGGAGAGCTGCAATGAAATCTCTGACATTATCGTTAGACATTTCAACGACTGCGACAGGATGGGCCGTATTTCACGGCTCTAACCTCGTCCAGAGTGGTGTCTTAAAACATAAAAGCAAGTCTTTCTTTGAGCGTGGGCGCTTCATGGCTAGCGAGTTAAGAGCGATTCAATCAAGAGCCTTGCAGAAATATGATGAACCCTTCGAGTCAATCGTGGTCGAGAAGAACTCAGTCATGGGACCAAATCAGCAGTCCATGATCAGTATTGGAATTGTGACAGGCATCATCATTGGACGGTTGGTTGCTGACAACGTGTATTTTGTCAACGTGTCGACCTGGCGCAAATACTGGAAGTTCAGCTACAAAGACCGAAGCAAGAAATCAATGAAGCTGCAGGCCGTTGCTAAGGTTTCGGATGAATTCGACCTAAACGTCAAAGACGACGAAGCTGATGCCATTCTAATTGGTTCGTATTTTGTAAATTATGGCCACGAATTCGGAGACCTGGAAAGCCACAAGATAAGTTAAAGGAGCAGGAAGAATGAAGAAACCGGAATTGATTAAACGTATCGAGGTTTTGCCTTATACAGAGGGGCCTATCGCAGATACAATCACAATTAATAGAAATTGGATATTGGAATCAATTGAACAACTAGACGAACCAGAAATGGGTCACGCAGACGAAGCGCCTCGCTATGTCAAAAACATACTGGCAAGATTACGAGAATTGCCATTGCATGATCGTGAAGTTTGGCTGAAGGCTATCATGGGTGAATTTGAGAAAGATTTCAGTCATGCAAAATGGCGCGAGGGTTATGAGCAAGGAAAAATTGAGGGCATGGTTGAACGTGAAAAAGTCAAAATCCCGTCGGTTGTGGCTCAGTGGATTGGGTATGCAAAAGGCTGGAACAAAGGCTTGCATTATGCACTATCAAATGCTTCAGATGAGGTTCTTGAATGGCTTTGTGTAGATAAGCTAAAACGGCAAGAAATATTTGCTCGAGCATGGATTGACGGCTACGAGGTCGGGGAAGAGAAAAAATACAAAATTACACTTCTAAACCGAAACGACGGGGACTTATATCTCGTCAACCAAAATGCTGACTTAGCAGATAAATACGGACATTTTTCTCCCGTAGTGCTCCTTTTTACAAAATGCACTAATTTTTCAGAAAAGTGCTATAAACTCACGAAAAAGGAAGTGGTTTTGAATGATTTCGGCTGGGTATTCGATTGCCCGGGGGTACAGATTGAGGAGGTGAAGTAGATGGAATTTTTATTAACGAGCACGTCAGGGGAAGTTGAAAAACAAATTCCTAACACCACAATTAAAAAATACACAAAAAGAGAAGTTAGAACCTGTTCGACATTTGAAGAATTTGATAAGCGATTTTCTAGGAGAGAAGGCACTTGGCTTTCTAAAGGAGTTAATCATAAAACATCTAAAGGTCGAATACAAAGAGAATTCCCGAACGGGGCAGAGGGGCATTTTATCGAAATCAATTCGATAGAGGAGTTACTAGAATTTCAGAGAGAAGTGAGAAGCGAGCTGATAATTACTTTTGCAACTGATAATGAGTCAATTCCAGCTATTGAAATTTATAACTATTATAGGGAGTAAACATGAAACGATTTATAGTGTTATGGATTGTATTGTCTGCTGGATTGAATGTCTGGCAGAGTATCCATATTAAGAAATTAGAAGAAAAGCGCCCTATTATAATCTACAAAGCAGACAATCAAGGCGCAGAAATTAAAGGTAAAGTCGTCCACAAGGAGAAGATTGGCGACCTGTACACAATCACAGTACAGAACTACGGCATTTTCGTAGTCACGCAAACAAGCTACGAATCATTGAGAATTGGAGACGAGGTGAGATTATGACTCCTAAATTTAGAGCGTATGATGGCGGCTCATTAAATCGTATGTATCAACCGGATGAAGTGATGGTTGGAAATGGCGATATCTGGATTATTGATGAGGACTCTGTCGGTGGCGAATGGATAGTAAATAACGACCTTCACCTCATGCAGTCAACAGGAATCCTTGACAAAAATAGTCAGGAAATATTTGAGGGGGATATCATATCAGACGGGCACACGTCAAGAGATATTCGTCATCACCAGGCGTTAGGATTTTATACAATCGATGATAACGGCGTTGAAGAGTTCTTCGGTGACACTGCAAGTTTAGAAGATTTTGAAGAAGTTTCAAAATACATGTCTGAAAATATTGAAATCATCGGCAATATCTTTGAAAACCAAGAGCTTTTGGAGGACAAAGAGTGAGATATTTTAAAATCTTATGTGTTGTTTTACTTGCATCCTTCCTCGTAGCATGCCATCAGATTTCGAGTGGGACGGTTGTAGACAAGTACATTGATGAACCTCACACAACGTTCGTACCTGTTATGACAGGGAAAAGTTCGGTACTTGTGCCAACCAGAACCAAAAGAAAATATATTTTAGTCATTTCTGGGTATGCAGGTAGTAAGCAAGTCGAAGAAACATTTGAAGTGACAGCCGAGGAATACAAATACTATGAAATTGGTAACACTTTTACACAAGATGCTGTTTTAGAAAATAAGGAAGAGGATAAACAATGAGACCAAAAAAATATCCGTACACAGGGAGCAAAATAAATAAAGTAACTACAATAGGAATAGGAGCTCGAGAGCTTGTGGTTTTTCCTAACGTAGCTTTTAGAAAAGACTTACTCAAACACGTTTTCTCAGTTGTCAAACAACATGACAACGCTACAATCATTTACTTCAGAATTCCAAAAGTATTCGGATACGAGGAGGAAAGAGCAAAAGTACATCTAAGCTATGAAAAGACGATGAGGATACTCAATAGCTACTAAAACAAAAAAGCCAAGACACTCTCTGCCTCGGCTATAATCTCAATAATATTATTATATCACAAAGGAGATAGAGAGTGAAGGCTAAAGAGCTCTTGAAAGAGTTGCAGGATCTGGACATGGACATCCAAAGCCGTATAGATGAAATCAATGAGCTTGAGGCGGGTTTGCTCTCAAGCCCCAAGTGGACAGACGTTAAAGTTCAAGGTGGTCAAGCTAGAAAAGTTGATGACGTCTATACTCAGCTTGTAGTGATGAAACAGGCTATAGAACAGGATACCAAGGAAGTTATTAACAGAAAGCTTGAATTAGGTAGAATGATCAATAGGCTTAAAAATCCAAAAAGCAGGTCTGTCCTTAGAATGACTTACATTACCAAGACCTACATTGAGGATATTTGCGACAATTTGAGAATAAGTAAGGCAACTTATTACAGATTACGCAAACAGGCTGAGTCTGAACTAGAGGAGACTATCATAGACAAAGTGAGCTAAAGTGAGTGCGCATGAAGTCTAAAATCTGTTAAAATGGTAGTATCAAGAATTAAAGCAAAGGCACCTTAGGCAACGGCCTAGAAAAGCTTCTGAAAAACTGCTGGCTTGGGTTACCAGTGGCGATAGAGTAGGATGTTTTAATATCGCAAAAAAGACTACACAAAATAAAAAAGGAAAAAGTAATTTCTAATTAACACCGCAAGTCCGTAGTCTGCTTGCAGTTGGAACGTAGCTCAATTGGTGGAGCGGTAGACTTTTAATCTATTGGTTGCAGGTTCGAGCCCTGTCGTTCCAATTGTATCTCTGTGAGTAGCTATCACAATAGGGGGTACAGGGCGGTAATTAGATTTAGGCTGATTAACCTGTAGGACAGAGATAAAGTAGCGCTATATAAGACTCTGGTGGGGGAGGCACCCACTTACCGCATACAGTCACTCTTTGAGTGGCTTTTTATTTTGTCGAAAGGAGGTAGTCCGGTGAGTGGATAAATTAACCCCAAAACAAGAACTATTTGTCCAAGGGATAATCTCCGGACTATCTCAAAGGCAAGCATATAGACAGGCGTTTCCAAACTCTAAAAAATGGAAAGATAGCGCTGTTGACAGCAATGCTTCTGTCTTACTTCAAAATACTAAGGTTTTACAAAGGTATCGTGAGTTGCTCAAACAGTTCTCGAACATGTCTCTATGGTCCAGAGAACAGGCTTTTAATGAGTATGAATGGCTTAAAAACAAGGCTAGAGCAAGTATCGAGAATGAAGGTATTAGACAAGCTAATTCAAACGCCTTTCTTTCTGCTTTGGACGGCATGAATAATATGGCTTGGAAAGACTTTGAGTTGACAGATGAGAAAATCAGACAAGAAATTGAACTGCTCAAAATCAAGATTGAGAGCAATCAAGACTCTAAGTCCGATACTACTCTCATGGAAGCTCTCTTAAATGCGGTAAAAGGTGGTGATGAGGTTGAAGATTGATTTTTCAAACAAACAACTCAGCATTATTCGTAGACCGTTCAACTATGAGCTTGAGGTCAACGAGGGCACGCCCCGAAGTGGTAAGACAACCGCTGCTCATTTTAGGTATGCAAGATATTTGATTGAGTCACCAGACGAGAACCATCTTATCGCTGCATACAACCAAGAGCAAGCCTACCGCCTTTTCATTGACGGAGACGGTACAGGTCTAATGCATATCTTCGACGGTAATTGCAAAATCAAACACGACGAGCACGGAGATCACCTCTTAATCGACACACCAAACGGAACCAAGCGGGTCTACTACAAAGGTGGAGGTAAAGCCAATAGTGTAGGTGCTATCACTGGTATGTCTTTAGGCTCAGTGGTCTTTTGTGAAATCAATCTGCTGAACATGGACTTTATCCAGGAGGCATTCAGACGGACGTGGGCCGCTAAACTACGCTATCATCTAGCTGACCTTAACCCTCCAGCTCCACAACATCCAGTTATTAAGGATGTATTTGATGTCCAGAACACACGCTGGACCCATTGGACCATGGACGACAATCCGATTCTGTCTGAAGAGCGTAAGCAATCTATTATTCAATCGCTGAAAAAGAATCCTTATCTCTACAAGAGAGACGTGCTCGGTCAACGTGTCATGCCTCAGGGCGTTATTTATGGCCTGTTTGACCTTGAAAAGAACATCAAGGATAGTTTGGTAGGCGAACCTATGGAAATGTATTTCAATGGCGATGGTGGGCAATCTGACGCCACCTCTATGTCTTGTAACATCGTTACTAAACATAGAGAGGGCAATAAGACTTTCTTTAGGCTTAATCGTGTAGCTCACTACTACCATAGTGGCGCTGAGACCGGCCAAGTCAAGGCTATGTCTACCTATGCGGTCGAGCTTCGAGCATTTATTCAGTGGTGTGTTAGCAAGTATCAAATGCGCTATACCGATGTCTGGATTGACCCAGCGTGTAGATCCTTACGAGAGGAATTGCACAAGCTAGGCATTCAGACAAGAGGAGCCTTGAACAACGCCCATGATGTTAGCAGCAAGGCAAAGGGTATCGAGGTAGGGATTGAACGTGGCCAGAACATTATATCTTCAGGTCAGTTCTTGCTTATCAATCACTCTGAGGAAGAGTACGACCATTACTATTTCTTGAAAGAGATTGGCCTTTACAGCCGTGACGATAACGGCCGACCAATTGATAAAGATAACCACGCAATGGACGAGTTCAGATATAGTGTGAACGTATTCTATAAGCGTTACGCTAATTTTTAGCAATAAGGAGCCGATAAATGGGCATTATTCAATTTGTCAAAAATCTATTGAAGAGAGGACAGTACGCAATGACTACAGAAAGTCTAGCAAGTATCACAGACCATCCTAAAATCGCAGTGACAAGCGCAGAGTATCGTCGGATCAACGAGAACCTAAGATACTATCAGAGCAACATCGAGAAGATAACATACACGAATTCGGACGGTATCAAGAAACAAAGAGAAGCGACTCATTTGCCAATCGCTCGGACCGCTGCCAAAAAGATGGCCAGTCTGGTCTTTAACGAGCAGGCTTCGATTAAATTGGACGATAAAGAAGCAAATACATTCATTCAAGAAACATTGAAGAATGACCGCTTCAATAAGAATTTTGAACGCTATCTTGAGAGTTGTTTAGCCCTGGGCGGTCTTGCTATGAGGCCTTACGTGGATAATGGACGAGTGCGAGTGTCATTCATTCAAGCGCCAGTCTTTTTACCACTTCAATCTAACACGCAAGACATTTCAAGCGCTGCTATTGTTACTAAAACGATTAAAGCTTCAGGTCAGAAGAACATCTACTACACCTTGATTGAGTTTCACGAATGGGCGAAAGATGGGAAATACATCATTTCAAACGAGCTATACAGGTCTGAAAGCTCTGAACAAGTAGGTGGACGTGTGCCTCTAGCTGAAGTCTACGAGGATCTAGAAGAACAAGTTGAACTTGACGGTCTAACAAGACCGCTTTTTTCTTATCTAAAACCTCCTGGAATGAACAATAAGGACATCAATTCGCCTTTAGGTTTGTCTATCTTTGACAATGCCAAGAGCACGATTGATTTCATTAATACGACCTATGACGAGTTCAAGTGGGAAGTTAAGATGGGCCAACGCAGAGTGGCAGTTCCTGAGAACCTCACAGAGACTCGAATAGTTAATAAAGACGGAGACGTCCAGCTTGTCAAGCGTTTCGATACTGAGCAAAACGTCTACTTACGCTTATCCACTAATGATATGGACGGTGGAAGTATCACAGACCTGACTACTGCAATCAGGGCAGATGATTACATCAAGACCATTAATGAAGGCTTGGCCCTCTTTGAAATGCTTTTAGGTGTATCAGCCGGGATGTTTACATTTGATGGTCAGAGCTTGAAGACTGCGACAGAGGTCGTTTCTGAAAACTCGGATACCTATCAGATGAGAAACAGTATTGTCAGCCTTGTCGAGCAATCCTTGAAAGAGTTGATTATCTCAATTTGCGAGCTTGGTAGCCTTTATGGATTGTACAGCGGTCCAATTCCTCAAATGGAGAAGATTGCAATCAATCTGGACGATGGAGTCTTTACTGACAAGAACAATGAGCTTGACTATTGGACCAAGGCTTTGGCCAGTGGCATTGTCAGCAAGGCTCACGCTATCCAGAAAGCTTTCAACATGTCAGAGCTTGACGCCAAGAAAATGATTCAGGCAATCAATCAGGAAACGATGGACACGGCTAACAGTCAGCGAACACAAGAGGATATTGATATCTATGGAGAATGATTAAATGAACCTAATTCAACATCTAAGGTCGTTTATAGGACTTGAAAGCCCCTCACTAGGACGGAGAATACTAGCAAAAAAAATGGTAGAAGGAATAGAAGAGGCTATCCATGGTAAAAAAGAAGAGACCACCAATCCAATTCAATGACGAGCAACTGCTACTTCAAGCAAGCAATGTCGCAGACATCTACCATCAGTTAGCTTTGGACTTGTTTGACAACGTGGTCGAACGTGTGACAGAACGTGGCACGGTCTATCTTGAGAAACAACCGTACATCTGGCAACTCGAGAAGATGCAACAGATGCACATGCTGAATGAGGAAAATCTAAAGCTAATCTCTAAATATTCTGGAGTCGCTGAAGAGCAATTACGTCACATTGTCGAAAATGAAGGCCTGAAGCTCTACACGGACACGAAGCAACAGCTTTTAGAAGATTTAGGCCATGGATCCGCAGGAAATAGCAACTACATTCAAGAAATTCTTGCTGATTATGCTAATCAAGCTATCGGCGACCTCCACAATCTCATCAATACAACCTTACCAAAGGCTGTTATCGGTGCCTATCAAGGTATTGTGGAGCAATCTGTCGCTAGAGTAGTCACAGGCTTGTCAACGGCCGACAAGGCTATTTCTGACACGGTCATGAAGTGGCAAGAGAAAGGGTTCCAAGGTTTCAAGGACAGCGCTGGGCGTAACTGGAAAATTGACAATTATGCTCGGACAGTTATCAAGACGACAACCTATCGAACTTATCGAGAAATGCGAACGAGACCGGCTGAAGAGCTGGGCATTGATACCTTTTATTTTTCAAAAAAGGCGTCAGCTCGCAAGTCGTGCGCCCCTTTGCAGCATGAGATAGTAACGACTGGCCGGGCTAGAGTTGAACACGGCGAGAAGATTTTAGCTTTGTCAGATTATGGTTACGGTCGGCCCGAAGGGTGCCTTGGTATTAACTGCGGCCACATGCTAACTCCGTTCATCCCAGGAGCGAACTACAAGCCTGATTTAGGCGAGGACGTCGATTCGGTTAGCCCAGAGCAAGCGATGGATAATGCCAACGCAGAAGCCAAGCAGAGGGCGCTAGAACGGTCTATCAGAGCGAATAAGGAAAAGCTCCACGTCGCTGAGAAATTGGGCGATGATGACCTGATAAACAAGTACAAGAGCAAGATAGGCACTCAGAACGCTGCTTTGAAGGATTACATCGATAAGCACCAATTCCTAAAACGGGATGAGGCTAGAGAGAAATACTATGATGACCCATTTTCTCAAGCTCAAAAAGAAGTAAAACTCAGGAAGAAGATGTCAGAATATCACTACATTAAAGAGGATGAAATACCTGCATTTAAGAAAGTGGGTGGAAGAATAACAAAAACTGAGCGTGATGTTATCTATGCTCCAGACTTTGACAGTATGGGATATATAGCAACAAATAGGAGTTTTGATATTAACAGAGCGCTCAGAAGTAATGGAGTCATCCCACTCAGCAAAGAAGAAAACAAAGTGGTTTCAACGCTTGATAGAGTTATTGAAAGAAATAGAACACTGAAAAATATAAAAGTTAGTCGCTTTGATGATGGTAGTTACTTGAAATCAATCATTACTAGCAATGCTGACTTGTTGAAAAAATATGATAGTGTATCTGATATGCTGAACTCTGGAGAGGCTGTTTTCAGTAACGCCGCTTACACATCAACTAGTTATATTCCAAAATATAACTTTTTCAAAACTAGAAAAGTCAAAACCATCATCAACATTTCAAAGGATAGTAAAATATACTTTACAGATAATGACGCTGAGTCTGAAATTATCATACCAAGAAATGCAAAATATGATATAATTAGTATGAAAGAAAACAAAGGTGGCATTGTCTTAGAAATGAATTTAAGAGAGGAGTGATATTATGGAATTGTCAGAGGCTCTAAACTTTGTTGACTCTTTAAATCTGGATGAAAAACCTTTAGATTTTTCAGAGTTTACTGATGAACAATTACTGAGTATAAGTATTACACTTGACTTACTTTCATTAGATGAGGCTAAAGCATTTGAATTAGAATTAAATAAGCGACAGCTTACAGAGAGATATTTTTCTATGAGAAAACCTAAAACTAGCGCTTAGTTTGACCTAGGCGCTTTTTTTATGCAATAAATCACTATAAACCACTACAAACCGTGTCGAATTCGATGCGGTTTTTTGCTTGACTTTATCCGCAGTCGGTAAAGAACGGAAGATAATACCTAATTTTAGGAGGATAGAAGAATGCCAGAAGACATTCAAACACAAACTGACCAGCCAGTCAATGCTGGAGAAAACACTGAGTCACAAACTCAAGAGCAACCTGTCAAGACTTTCACTCAAGATGAAGTGACTGGTCTTGTAGCTAAAGAGTCAAAGAAAGCGCAAGAGAAAATCTTCAAAAGCCTAGGATTTGAGGACATCAAGAGCGCTAAAGAAGGACTCCAGCAACTCAAAGAGTGGAAGGACTCACAAAAGAGCGAGGCTGAGAAACAGTCAGAAGCGCTTGCTGCTAAAGAGAAAGAGCTAGAACTTGCTTTGTCAGACAAGAAGAATCTGGAAGCGAAACTATCAGCTCTGACTTTGGGAGTAAATGCTGAGTCTGTCGACGATGTTATCACTCTTTCTAACCGCTTGGTATCCGATGAGGTGTCTATCGAAGATGCTATTGGCCAAGTATTGCAGAAATATCCTCAGTTTGGTCGCACAGAGCAAGCCGAGGAGAAAAAGCCGACATTTTCGGCCGGAGGAAATCCAACGGCTGGAACGAACCAGGAAGACGCCTTTTTGAAGGCTCTAGGATTAAACAACTAACAGGAGAATGATCAATGACAATTAACTACATCACTAAACACGAAGGCGCCTTTGAAAAGAAATTGATGCAAGGCGCACTCACAAGTATTTTGGAAACGCCACAAGTAAACTGGTTGGGCGCTAAGTCTTTCGAGTTGCCTACAATTTCAGTGACTGGCTACAAAGCGCACACTCGCTCTAAAGGCTACAACTCTGGTACAGTTTCAAACGACAAGAAAGTTTACACACTAGGATTTGACCGTGACGTCGAGTTCTTCGTAGATGCTGCAGACGTTGATGAAACGAACCAAGAGCTTTCAGCTGCTAATGTATCTAACACATTCATCACTGAACACGCAACTCCAGAAGTCGATGCTTATCGCTTCTCTAAAATTGCTACAGAAGCTATCACAAACAGTCACTTCAAGTCTGAAGATGACCTGTCAGAAGTGAACATCTACACAAAATTGAAAGCTGCCCTTTTGCCAGTTCGTAAATATGGCGCTCAAAACATCGTTATGTATGTTTCTAGCGAGGTTATGGATTTCTTGGAACGTTCTAAAGAGTTCACACGCTCAATCGCTACTACGTCACCTCAAGGGATTGATACTCGTGTCACTTCGCTTGACGGAGTTCAGCTTATCGAAGTTTGGGACGATGCACGCTTCAAGACTAAGTTTGACTTCACTGAAGGCTTTGTTAAGGCTTCAGATGGTAAAAACATTAACTTCTTGATTGTGGCTAAGCCAGCAGTAATCGCCAAGGCTAAGTTCAACTCAATCTATCTTTTCGCTCCTGGTCAACATACAGAAGGTGACGGATACTTGTACCAAAACCGTTTGTATCATGATCTTTTCGTCTTGCAATCAAAACAAGACGGGGTCTATGTTTCTCACAAATCTGCTTAATAAGGAGGTAGAAAATGCGCAAGTACGAAAAAGGGAATCAAGTCTACACCGTGCAAGAAGGCAGCTTGCTTGAAGCTCAGCTAATCGCTGATGGATTTGAAGAAGTGATTGAAGATGGCCAAATCTCAGAAATTTTGGCTACTCATTCGCTTACGGATATGACTTTGGCAGAGTTGAAAGCTCTTGCTAAAGAGCGAGGGTTTGAAGGTTATTCAAACAAGACCAAAGATGAACTATTGGAGGTGTTAAATGGCCAAATTTAAAGCAAAATTGAACGTATATCTTGCTAAGTCTGACCGTCATTTTGACAAAGGTCAAGAGTACGATCTAGAGCAAGACGAAGCCAATCGAATTAATAGCCTGTTTAATGAGGTTGTTGGTGAAGATTGCCTTGAACTCGTTGAAGAGCCTAAGCAAGATCTAGTTGAGGTGGGGGCATCCACCTTTTGAGGAGGTGATTAGATGACTTACTTAACGAAAGAGGAGTTCGATAAGCTCGGATTTGAGGTTGAGGGCGACTTTGACAAGCTTTTAAAGCGTGCTGAACTCGCTATCGATGCTTACATCAGGGATTTCTATTCTCTAAACAACTTTGATAATGACAACAAAGCTCGCAAGAAGGCAGTTAAACGTGCCACGGCTTATCAAGTAGCTTATTTAGATAGTTCTGGCATCATGACGGCAGAGGACAAGCAGTCTATTGCCAGCATGTCAGTAGGGCGGACATCTATAAGCTACCGTTCAGGCTCTCAGAATGGCTCAGGTTCGCTTTCTTTGGGTGAAAGGTATAATTTATCGAGAGACGCTGAAAACTGGCTGAGGATGGCAGGATTTGGCTCAGCGAGGGTTGATTATGATAGATAAACGAATGCTAACTGATTCAGTGACTATCAAGAAGACTGTTGGTGAGGACGATTGGGGGAAAGAGGCTTACTCTGAACCCCTTTTATTATCTCCTTGCAAGTTCGATAGATCCTTTTCTCATTCTGGAACAGGCAATCATCGTAGCGAGTCCAATTCCTCGACTGTGATTGTCTATCACAAATACTGCCCTGTGAAACTCGACAAGAGTTTCGTTGGTGGGTTTGTAGAAGAGGACGGCGTCAGCTACGTTGTTAAGAACATCATCCCTCAATATCATCCTCTAACCAAGAAGCTACTAGCTTATGAAATCGAGGTGATTTGATGGGCGGTGTTAATGTAAAGATAGACCTATCAGGAATTGAGAAGAAAGTATCTCCAGAGAATCTCGCTAAAGGAAAGTTAGCTATTGCTAACCAGATGCTGATGGACATGGAGCGATTCGTCCCAAAACGAAGAGGGGACCTACGGTCTAGTGGACATGTTCGACAAGATTCGATTGTCTATGCGACGCCTTACGCTAGATTGCTCTATTATGGCAAGAAGCGCAAAGGGTTCTTTTCTGAAAAACAAAGAAGGTTTTTCTTTGCTAACAAGGAGAAGTTGCTGAGTCAACGGCCAACGCCTGGAACTGGTCCAAGGTGGGATAAAAAGGCCTCAGCTCTATATGCTAAAAATTGGGCTGAAGTTGGAGCGAAAGCGATGGGAGTGAAATGATTCAAAAAAATGATTTTGCAGATGTCTTGCTTGAGCATATCAAAGGCATCCAAGACAAAATTCCGTCTAAGCTCGGTTATTTAGCCGAAAAAGAGGGATTGGTCCTTTATCCGCTACCTGGCGGAGAAGTGGTAGACGAGGACATGGCTGGAACTCAAACAGTCAGATTGCCTTTTGAAATTGCTATCAAGTCACGAGATCAGGAATTAAACAATAATACACTGTGGCAGATTAACGCTGCCTTATCAAAAATGGACCTAGAATTGCCAAGTAAGAATGGCTCTTACGAATTTTTAGGTCTGAAAGTCGACAAGCCTTACTTAAACGATTTAGACGAGCAAGGCTTTTACATTTACTTGCTGGACTTAACTGCCAGCCTTGAAATTGAAAGGAATGAATAATGGTTAAAAATAAAAACGTAAAACGTAAACACTACATCGGTCCTTACAAAGAAGCAACTCCAGATACTCCACCGACTGCAGCGGAGTATCTCTGGATCGCTAAAGGGATTAAGAAATCGTCGCCAGAAAACAACGAGAAGACAGACGACTTTACCGACTTTTCTGGCGACGGGACACCTGAAGAACAAGTGATCACTAAAACACGAGGGCGCTCATTCGAGGGCGTTCGTGATACAGATGACAAAGCGCAGAATTTTGTGGCAGACAAAGAAGACGCAGTCGGTGACGAGCTTTTGGTTTGGTACAAGGAAGTTGACTCGACCAGTAAGACCCAGTATGAAGGTCCAGCTCGTCTTTCTGGTATCGAAATCGGAGACGGTGAAGCGTCAGAGAATGAAAGTATTAAGTTTAAGGTCGTATGGACCCGTAAACCTAAGAAATCAACAGTAGTACCAGGATAATCTGAGGCGTGAAATATCACGCCTTTTTATTTTTGAAAAGAGGAGAAAAACAATGGTCGTAATTAAGAAATTAAGCAATATCATTCCTATTGATTTCGGAGAATTTCAGCTGGAATACATTGCAAATGACAAGGGCGTGAAGGAACTTGATAAGTTCCGTGAGGGCTTAGCAAAGAACTGGAAGAAAATTGAAAAACTTTCCGACGAGAAAATCGCAGAAAAAGCTAAAGAGCTTATCGAAGATGGTTGGACTCAATTATTCGGAGCGGATGCATTTGAAAAAGTCTATAAATTCGCAGACGAAGATACAACTATCGCATTTAACTATCTGATGCAGACCATTCTTGGGATTCAGAAAGAATATCGAGAGCGCAACTCAGAAGACGCATTCAAGAAATATCTAGCGTGATGCCATGTTAGATATTTCTAGAAAGCTAGTTGATGAGCTTGTTTTAGAAATTGAAGGCAAAGAACAGACTTTCCCTCTGCTCTTATCGTTCGATAGAGTCTTGAAAGTTTTTGAATTATGGAAAGACGATGATATTCCTAAATTCATGCGCCCGTTTTTAGCGTTGCGGATCCTTACGGGTGTTTCTTTTGATTGTTTAAGCTTTGAGGAGGCTTTGGAAGTTGTTCAGGCAATTTTTGAAGAGCACATCCAGACAGGCGAGAAAGAAGACGATGTTGAGTATGACTTGGCAGGCAATGTCATAAAGTCCTCGACAACGTCAGAAACACCACAAAAAAGACTCTACAACGTGAAGCATGACGGAGCTTATATCTTTGCTTCTTTCATGCAAGCTTACAGAATCGACTTAATCGAAGAAATCGGTAAGTTGCACTGGAAGAAATTCAATGCTCTAATTGTTGGCTTGCCTGAGGGAACCAAATTTGTAGAAGTCGTGAAGATTCGCTCTTATGAACCGCAAAAAGGCGACAGTCAGGAGTACATTGATAAGATGCGAGAACTACAAAAAGAGTATCGTCTTCCAGATGATGATTGCGACGAAGAAGATGATGAATATGACTATTACGAGTAGAAAGGAGGCATAAATGGCAGATGGTAAAGTGGTCATCCAAGTTGATATGGATGGCAATAAGGCTCAATCAGGAGTGGCACGTCTAAAAGGGATGGTTGGCGGACTGACAGAAAGCGGGATGCAACTAGGTTCGGTCTTTAAGTCAGTTTTAGGAGCTAACATTGTCAGCGGTGCGCTGATTTCTGGGATTCAATCCCTTGGCAGTGCTATCAAGGGTGTATTTGCTACAGCTCTAGATGAGGGCGCCAAGCTCCAACAATCGTTTGGTGGTGTTGATACGCTCTATACGACTGCTGCTGAGTCTGTAAAGCAATATGCGAACGCTGCAGCTTCAGCTGGTATCTCTGCTAATACATACGCAGAGCAAGCCGTTTCATTCGGTGCTAGCTTGAAGCAAGCACTCGGTGGTGATGCTGTGAAGGCTGCACAAATGGCAGACAAGGCTATCATGGCCATGGCTGATAACTCAGCCAAGATGGGTACAGATATTGGTTCAATCCAGCAAACGTTCCAAGGCTTCGCTAAACAGAACTATACCATGCTAGATAACTTGAAACTTGGATATGGCGGTACCAAAGAAGAAATGCAACGACTTCTTAAAGATGCCAGCAAGCTCGAAAAAGCAATGGGCAAGAAGTTTGATATCAACAATTTTGCGGATATCGTAGAAGCTATCGACCTAGTTCAACAAGAGTTGGGAGTCGCAGGGGTTGCGGCACAAGAAGCGCAAACTACATTCAGCGGTTCGTTTGCAGCAATGAAGGCTTCGGCATCCAACTTCTTGGCGAATTTGACGCTTGGAGAAGATATTGGGCCGTCTTTAAAAGCGCTTATCTCTAGTACCTCAACGTTCCTTTTAGGCAACTTCTTGCCGATGGTTGGAAATATTATGAGACAACTCCCTCAAGCTATCGATACAGCCTTGGCAGAAGCTGGGCCAAGGATTGAACAAGGTTTCAAATCGCTGTTTGCTTCGCTCGGAGTTGACGAGGGTGTTTTTGACGTAATCAAGGACACTTTTCGAGATGTTGTTGTGACAATCCAGTCGCTCTTTGAAGAACTGACAAGCGAATCCAATGGATTTGGCAATGCTATCCAAGGTGTTGGGAATGTCATTCAAACAGTTAACGTCATCATCCAGAATATGGCGATGGCCTTTCAGTTTGCACTAGAAGCCTTCTCTGAAACAGGAGCAATCAAGAACGCCTATCAAGCATTTAAAGATTTGACGGATGCAGCTTTAGATCTTGCTATTAAGTTAGGCGATGCTATTCCTTGGGATATCGTAGGCGCAGCCGCTGGGTACGTCGTGAACGCTATTTCAATGATTGTGAGCTGGATTTCAAAATTAACTCAATCAATTAGTGCAGATGTCTGGAGAGGATTGATTGCAGGGATTGGAGGAGCACTAGTTGCTTTTAAAGCATTTAATTTCTTGAAGAGCTTTAATCCGTTTGGCTTATTCGCTAAAGGTGCTAAAGAAGGGGCAGACGAAGTTATGAAGGGTGCAACGAGCTCGAAAAGCGCAATCGCTCAAATCTTCAAATCAATCTCAACTCTAATCAAAACAACAGGAACAGCAATCAAAACGGCTGCGACAGGAATTGGTGAAGGTATCAAAATTGCTCTTTCTGGATTGGCTCCGGTCATCCGAGCATTTGGATTGGCTTTGAGAACGGCTGGGATTGGGAATATCCTTGCTCTTGGCGGAGCGATTGGTATTGCAGCAGTCGGAATCGGTGCTGGAGTGGCTATTATTGCGGCAGGTTTAAGTCTCATTGCTAGTCAAGGCGAAGGAGTGGCTACAATCATTAACGCAGTTGGGCAGGCATTTGCTACTGTTGCTACTGCAATCATCAGCACATTTGCCCAGGCTATCGTTACAGTTTCAGGAGTTCTTCCAAATGTAACAAGCGCCTTAGCTCAACTCTCTCCTCTTGTCGTTGCATTTGGTGAAGCTATGGGAGCGGCAGCTCCGTTTATCACAGCTCTTGGTGAAGCCATTTCAGGAATTGCAACAGCAGTGACTCCAATCGTCGAGATTATAAGTGATGCGTTCGTTTCAGTAGTTCAAATTATTGCTGACGCTATCGTTCAAATTGTTGAAGCGATTGCTCCATTTGCTCCAGCCATAACTGAAATGGTAGTTGCGATAGCTCCGTCAATTGCTGATATCGTTTCATCATTTAGTAGCATGTTCTCTCAGATTAGCCCTATCATTGATAGCTTGTCTAATCTCTTGAAAACATTTGGAGAACAAGTGAGCTCTATCTTGAAAAGTGCTGGTAGTGTAGTTGAGTCCTTTGGCTCTGCTATCCGTAATGTCCTTGACGGTGTAGCTGGAATCTTTGACAGCATCGGTAATGCTGCCTTAAACGCAGGCCTTGGAGTCAAATACATGGCTGAAGGGATTGCGATGCTCACCGAGCTAGGATTGCTAGACTTAGCTGGAACATTAGCGACAGTAGCAACAGGCTTGACTGCTATTGCCAATTCTGGCATTGCTTCAGCAGGGACTGGGTTGCAACAAGCAGGGACTGGGTTGAGTTTGATAGCTATATCAGCTCAACTTGCAAGTGTAGCCTTGCAATCATTACCTACAGCCTTATCATCACTAAACACTAACCTTAGCACATTGCCAGAAACATTGACGAGTGCTGGAGCTTCGATGAGCGCTTTTGCTTCATCGGTCATGGCTTCTTTTGCAAGTCTTTCTGGATCTGTATCTGGAGTAATGGCGCTTCAGACAGGCTTGGTGGCTCTAGCTAACGCTATGATGATGGCTCAAAGTGGGGCTTCAGCGATGTCATCTACTCTAACGATGATTAACGCTTCAGCTTCATCAGCTACATCGGCCATTTCTCAGCTTGCTTCAGGTATGGCTTCAGCGATGGCTCAAGCTGTATCGTCGGTTCAGTCAAATATGGCATTGATTGTGACTGTAATTTTGCAGTCGTCAATTCAGATGACGCAAGCAGGCCAACAGGCAGGCCGTGGGGTTTCTGAAGGGATAACAAATGGTATCCGTTCAGGAGTCGGCTCGGCGACATCAGCAATGTCATCCATGGTCAACTCTATCCAGTCTACAGGAATGAGAGGCGTCTCTACTATGCGCTATGTAGGTGACATGATTGGTCAAGGTTTAGCACAAGGTATGTACTCAGCGCTTGGAGCTGTCACGGCTGCTGCTAATGCTCTTGTCGCTCAAGCTGAAAGAGCCGCACAGGCCAAGGCTAAGATTAACAGTCCATCACGCCGTTTTAGAGACAACGTCGGACGTTTCATTTCTCAAGGGGTGGCAGTCGGTATCCTGGCAGATGCTCACAAGGTAGATGATGCCATGGGCGATGTATTCGACCAAATCAAAGCCTTTAACTTTGCCCCTGAAGACATTCTTGGAGTAGGTCAGGCTAGCCTTACGAAGACACTTCAGGTCAAGTCAGACCTAGATCGTCAAATTAAAGCGAGCGTTAAGGTCGTACAAGAAAAATCTAATCATCTTGTAGAACAAGCTCTGGAGGTAGCTGAAAGGGCAGTGAAACGTCCAGTCAGTCTGATGATGGAAAGTGGAGCGCTTGTTGGCCAAATCGGGCAAAAGATGACCGATTACCAAAACGACAAGCTCATGATCGATAACATGATGAGAGGGATTATTTAATGGACACAGTTATCTATAACAATCATGACCTCTCTGAGGTTATAAAAATCAACGAAGTAATTCGTCCGGTAGGAAACGAAAGGGATGTCACAACAAATGACGCCCCTTTTTTGGGCGTAAACGTCCAAGAAGTAAGAACCGGACCTAAAAAAATCAAAGTTAAGTTTACCGTTCAGAAAAAAACGGCTAGGGATACCGAATTGGCCAAGCACACCTTAGCTACAATCCTGAACACCGACAAGCCAGTTCGTATTGATATTTCAGACGAGCCAGATAAGTACTATATGGGGCTTGTCGTTGGTTCTGTCGATGTCGATAACGTAGCTAGATGGCTTCAAAAGGGCGAGTTTGAGATTCTTGTTCCTGACGGTGTCGCACATGGAACGACTTATAGGCGCTTTGATAACGGACAAGAGCAACTTGACAAGGTTGTTTTTAATTTGGTCAATAATGGCAACGTCCCAGCTTTTCCTGTTATCACAGTCAAAAACAACGCTGAGAACGGCTATATCGGTCTTGTCAATACTAGCGGAGCTTTTGAGGTTGGAGACCGTGAGGAAGCCGATACAGGCATAGTCAAACGCTCTGAGGTCTTGATTGATTTTAGAGGTGATAGGATTTCAGACGGTTTTGCAAGAGCCACTAAAAACAAGGCTGTGACTAACGATAATAGCGAGAACGTGGTAGGGACGGCTGAGCTAACGACATTGTGGGATAAGAAACACATTAGACTCAGAGATCAAACTACATCTGGAAAATATGGGAACTATGCTACATCTCTTTCATGGGACATACCTACAGATAGTTCTGGAGCTGTTGGCTCTCTTGATGACTACATCATAGGTAGACAGATATTCGTATCTAATGCAGCTAATCAATATGGTTTTATCAAGATTACAGTATCAGACACAAATGGTCAGTTTTTGTACGGCATTGAAACATTCAAACGGACAAAAGGACAAGACTGTGAGTTTAATGTATTTGGATCTGATGGCAAGAATAGCTATTACTTTCTTAAATGCTTGAATTTTACAGGTATATCAGATAGCAAACTAAACCCATTCACATCCTCAAGAGGACAATTTGAAATAAAGCGCAACGATGACAGGGTTCATGTCTATTATCAAGGTTCTGTTTACAGCTTTATCATTCCTGAAATAAAAAGCAGAAAGTCAGCCAAAATTCATGTCATGCTTGGGGCCTATCATGATAAACCTATGGTTACTCACATGTACATAGATGAACTGCTATACCGTAAGGACTTTGTCCCAGCAATAGGAGATGTGCCGAACCGCTATCCAATCGGTTCAAATGTTGTGCTAAATAGCGAGAATGACACTGTCACAATGGACGGTCTTGAGAAGATTGTAGACGTCGTAGATGGTTCAAGCTTCTTGACTATCCCGCCTGGAAACAGTCAGCTTGAGGTCTATTGCTCAAGTTGGGTCAAGACCAAGCCAACTGTAAAAGTAGAATTTAAAGAAAGGTACTTATAGCTATGTTATTGACTATCCATGACTCGAATTTGAGAAAAGTGGCTTTTATTGACAATGACAAACAGGATACATTGAACTATTTCAATGACATCTGGACAAGATACCTGGAAACTGGTTCTAGTACCTTTGATTTTACAGTCTTTAAAAAGGCAATTATCTCAGATGTAGGCAAAAAGAGGGCCTATAACTCTCTCAATGAGAAAGCCTTTGTTTCATTCAGATACAAGGGCAAAACTTACCTGCATACAATCCGAAAAATTGAGGAAAATGAGAAAGTTATTAAGTGTTATAGTATCAACCTAAACCTTGAGCTGATCAATGAGTACTCTATCCCTTACAAATCGCCTAAGGCTATGAGCTTTAAGGAATTTTGTGAGGAGATGGACTTGCTCAACTATACTTTCTTAAAAATTGGTATCAATGAGGTTGCTAATAAGAAAATATCCGCAGAGTGGGAGGGCACAGACACCAAACTCAACAGACTACTTAGTCTGGCTAAGAAATTTGGCGCAGAAATTGAGTTTGACACACGTCTCAACGCTGACAGCTCCATCAAGTCATTTACAGTCAATGTATATCATGAGCACGACGATAGCCACCAGGGAGTTGGTCAAATTAGCCCAAAAATCTTGAAGTATGGTAAAAACCTCAAGACGATCACTAGAGCGATTGACAAAACTGGGATCTATAACACGGTTGTCCCAACAGGTAAGGATGACAAAGGCAACGTAGTTGATATTAGAGGGCTTGGCCCTTGGTCTGTCAACAATGCAAAGGGAGAACGTGAGTTCTACCAGTCAGGAGCTGCATTGTATGCCCCTCTCTCTATGCAGATGTATCCGTCTACTTTTACTCACTCAACAGGGGACCGTGACCAGTGGATCCGTAAGGATATGACGGTAGAGAGTTCAAATCCTGAGGTCATCCGTTCGACGGCTTACCGTGAACTCAAAAAGAACTGTTATCCAGCAGTAACTTACGAGGCTGAGGGCTTTGCGGATCTTGAAATAGGAGACACAGTCAAAGTCTATGATGACGGCTTTAGCCCTACTCTCTTGCTTGAAATGAGGGTATCTGAGCAAACTATCAGCTTTACCAATCCGAAGAACAACAAGACAACTTTTTCAAATGCTAAGGCGCTTGAAAATCGTCTATCCCAAGGCATTCAACAACAACTAGACAGGATGATAGAAGAGGCTAAGCCTTACACTATCAAACTTGCTACTGATAACGGTGTAGCCTTTAAAAATGGCCAAGGTCAGACGATTGTGACCCCTACTTTGATGAAAGGTAACAAAGTCATAAATAGCGGTTGGCGCTGGGTTGTAGATGGCGAAATCAAAGCCACAAGCCCTAGTTACATTGTCCGAGGCTCTGACATCAATCAAAAGATGGTTTTGACGGTCTCGGCATGGATTGATAACAAAGAGGTGGCTTCTGAGCAGCTGACTCTTATCAATACGTCTGACGGAACGGCAGGAAAGACTCAGTACTTGCATAGAGCTTGGGCCAACTCAGAGGACGGACGTGATGGTTTCAGCACCTCATCAAGTGCTAACAGGCGCTATTTTGGTACTTACACTGATTTTGATGAGGCGGACAGTCAGGATCCTACAAGATACAACTGGACGGCTCTTTTCGATAATGTAAAAGGCGGAAATCGTAACTATTTCAAAAATGGCCGGGCTCAGCAAATCAACACAGGAAATAATGAAACGTATGACATGCGGACTTTCATTTTTGACGATTTTTGGAAAAACCAAGACAGGCTAAAACCAAATTATGTGCGTGTAGCATTTGAAATTAGCTTATCTCCAGCTCTAGCAAAAGATACACAGGTCAATGTGCATTTTTCGGCTACTCCTTGGTACAAAAATCAAATCATCCTCAAAGCTGGAGTCACTACTCCTCAAAGTTTTGAGTTTACTATTGACCTCTCAAACGCCTCAGAAACTTACAAAACAGATAATGTTTTCATTCGTTTTGGTACAGCTCATGGATTTCCTGCTAATCAGACGGTCACGCTTGAAAATGCCATGCTAGCCGTGGGAACTAATTTTCTCGGTTACGTGAAAGCTATCGAGGATGTAGAGACTGACATCAACTCTAAAGCCGACCAAGGGCTAACTCAGGAACAGTTGAACGCTCTCAATGAAAAGGCTGGAGTTATTCAAGCCGAGCTTGAGGCTAAGGCTAGCGCTGATACGCTTGATAACTGGATAAAGGCTTACAAGGACTTTGTCAATGCAAATGAGACCGCAAGGGTGCAAGCTGAGAAAGATTTGATTTCAGCTAGTCAGCGTGTCTCAAGTATTGCTAAGGATCTTGGAGAATTGTCTGACCGTTGGAATTTCATTGATACTTACATGAGCTCTAGCAATGAGGGTCTTGTCATTGGCAAGAATGACGGTAGCTCTAGCATGCTATTTAGTCCAAGTGGACGGATTTCAATGTATTCTGCAGGGGTTGAGGTTATGTATATTTCTCAAGGTGTTATCCACATTGAGAATGGTATCTTTTCTAAGACCATTCAAATTGGAAGGTACCGTGAGGAACAGTATCATATTAACCCTGACATGAACGTCATCCGTTACGTTGGATAGAAAGGAGTAAAATGGCAAAGTTTAGTAATTCAAGTGGGAGCTTATATCTTAATCTGTATGTAAACCAAGGATCTCAGAGTATCACGGATAACACCTCAACCGTCAACTGGCGGATGACAGTTAGCCGTACAGGCGCCTACTATACTCATAACCATCAAGGAGATAGTACGCTGTCTCTTAATCTGGATGGCAGTAACGTGCATTACAGCTATCCGACGTGGGAGACATCAGGCGAGGAGTACACGCTTGCTAGTGGCTCAAGTACAATCAGCCACAATGCAGATGGGACTAAAACGCTCCCTATTTCTTGTACGTTCAATCCTAACAATGGCTTGCATGGGACTATCACAGTATCAGCAAGCCTTAGCCTGACGACTATACCACGTTCAAGCTCTGTAAGTGTGAGCGCTGGAGTTATTGGTAGTTCGGTTACTATCAATATTAGCCGTCAAAGTTCAAGTTTCAAGCATACAGTGCGCTATTCATGGGCTGGAAAGTCAGGAACGATTGCAAGTAATGTGGATGTGTCCACAAGCTGGACGATCCCTCTTGACTTTGCCAATGACATTCCCAACTCAGCAAGTGGGACTGGGACAGTCTATGTAGATACCTACTCAGGCTCTACCAAGACTGGAACACAGTCCACTACATTCACGGCAAGCGTACCAGCAAATGTAAAACCCACATTTACAGGAGTTTCCCTGTCGGACCTAAATGGTGCGGCTCAAAACCTCATCCCTAAGTCTGATACGTTCATCCAGGTTATCTCTAATATCAAAGTTGGATTTAATGGCGCAGTCGGCTCTTACGGCTCATCAATAACTGGATACTACGCTGAAATCGTTGGCAAGAACCAATCCACGAGTTCAAACGGCGGCAGTCTAGGCATCATGAACTATCACGGCACAATCAAAATCAGAGCGAGCGTGTCTGATAGCCGTGGACGCTGGTCTGATACCAGAGAGGTATCTGTAACCGTGCTTGAGTATTTTGCTCCAGCATTGAGTTTTAGCATAGCTAGAACAGGCTCAACCTCTAGCACCTTGACGGTCACACGAAATGCCAAAGTAGCGTCTTTGACCGTCTCAGGTAGTCAAAAAAATACAATGACCCTGACATTCAAGGTTGCAAGGCTTGGGACTACCAACTTTCAAGTAGATACAGGACCAGCCACTGGATCCTGGACAAGTATCTCAAATCTAGTCAATTCTCAGGCTAATCTAGCTGGCAATTATCTAGCTAATCAGTCCTGGGTTGTCATTGGCACGGTTGAGGACAAATTCACTCGTACTGAGTTCATGGTCAACGTGCCAACAGAGAGCGTAGTCTTGTCTTATGACAGATCAGGAATTGGGGTCAATAAAATCAGAGAGCGTGGTGCTCTTGATGTAAAAGGCGACATCTACGCTAATGACCAGCCCATACAACAGCACCAGCTGACACGTAATAACGGAATTTCTATTTTAACGAAAGAAAGTATTGATAATATCCTTAAAAATGGTATGTATTATAGTCACAGTGCACCTAATAGACCAAGAAATCAGAATGGTTGGTTGTTGGTTCAAGTCTATGATGACGCTCAATATGTTGTACAGACTTATTGGACAGCTGCGACAGAGACAATGTTAGTAAGGTATCGTATAGCTAATAAATGGGGAGAATGGAAAGAAGTTACCACAAGAGATGACATCCAAAAATACACTCAAGGAACACCTTGGCAAAACCTAACTCTACAAAATGGATGGCAACATCATCCTGAGTATGAAAAAGTTCAATGCTCAAAAACATTTGACGGAGTGGTTTATATCAGAGGCACTTGCAAAGGAGGAAAGACTACTCGTGAGTCAATTATCTTTACTTTGCCTGAAAATTTCAGACCACCAACAGCACTGTTCAAAACAGTATTGAATAGTAACTACGGCCCTGCAGTTGTCGGGATTTATCCAGGAGGTACTGTAGTAGTCAAAGGGAACATTGACGCTACATGGCTTAACTTTGATAACATATCATTCAAAATTTAAGGAGGAACTATGAAATTAGAGTACGGGACAAAGTCCCAAGAATTTGACGCAAGCGGAACAGCATCCGCTACAAAGGTCACGTTAGTTAATGCAGACGGTGCTATCGTGCCTATCTTGCTACCAGCTGATAAAATCAGCTTGTCTAATACTGAACTCTTTGAGTTGGCACTCGAGGCTCTTTATCAGGAAAACTTCCCTCAGAGGGCGGAAAAAGAGAAATTTAACCAAGTAGAGGCGCAGCTCAAGCAAAATAAGGAAATGGCAACCAGGGTAGAGCAAGCTACCACTGAGAATAAGGAAAATCTTGACACAGTCTCAGCTATCACTGAAGTCTTGATTGCTCTTGCTATCTCTCAAAATGGTGGCATGCCTACTTATGCTTACAATAAAGTAGCTGGGTTCATCAAGCCACTTGTTAAAAGTACACGATACTCAAACGGGGACATCGTTGCCATGCCTTATCCGTTTGACACCAATCCGAAATGGCCAAAAGGAACTAAGACTATCTTTAAGTTCCAGATGCAACCGGCAGAGGGCTACAATTGGAAAGAACAGTCGCTTGCTGAAATGCTACAGCAAGGTGTGCTTACCGTGGTCATGCCACGTATCGAGTAGAAGGAGGTTGTATGCCGATTGAAGAAGCTGAAAAAATCGCTCAAAGTCAGGTAGCTTGGGCGATTTTGTTTATCTTGCTTTTCTTTATTATAATTCGATATCTTATTAAGACTTCGGACAAGCGAGAGAAGAAGATTATGGATTTGCATGAGCAATCAAAGGCCGACTCTAATAGACGAGAAGAGCGTTTGATGACTCACCTGGAAAAAACCACTACAGAATTAACGACAATTACACATACGGTCGGAGACATTCAAAAAGAAATGGTCCGTATGAACGACCGCATGGAAGAAATCGAAAAAGGAGAATAACACATGCAACAAATTACTGAAATCATCGTAGCTTCAGCTACTGGAATCTTGACTATCCTGGCTGGTATCGCAGTCAAAGCGGTTAAGGATTTTTTGATTAAAAAAGGTGGAGAAAAGACTATCAAGATTGTTGAAATCTTGGCCAAAAATGCGGTCAATGCCGTGGAGCAGGTCTCATCCAAAACTGGATACAAGGGCGAAGAAAAGCTCGAACAAGCACGAACTAAAATCCGTGCTGAACTTGGCAAATATAACATTAGTATGACTGATAAGGAACTCGACACATTTGTCGAGTCAGCGGTCAAGCAGATGAATGAAGCCTGGAAAGGGGAGTAAGTATGGGACTAAATCTCGAAACAGCTATTGCTTGGATGCGTGCCAGAAAAGGTCAAGTCTCTTATAGCATGGACGACCGCAATGGCCCGGACTCTTATGATTGCTCAAGTTCAATCTACTACGCCTTGTTGAGTGGAGGTGCCGTGTCGGCTGGTTGGGCAGTCAATACAGAGTATGAGCATGACTGGCTCAAAAAGAACGGATATGAGCTCATCGCTGAGAACACTCCATGGGATGCTAAACGTGGAGATATCTTCATTTGGGGACGCCGTGGATATTCTAGCGGTGCAGGTGGCCATACTGGTATTTTCGTGGATAGTGATAACATTATCCACTGTAACTATCGTTTTGATGGCATCACAGTGAACGATCATGACGACATTTGGCTCTATGCTGGGCGACCTTACTATTATGTGTATCGCTTGACTAATCCATCTGCAGCTGCCGAAGAAATCAAAACTGGCTGGCAAAATGACGATACTGGTTACTGGTTCGTTCGTGCTAACGGCTCCTATCCAAAAGACCAATTTGAGTACATTGAAGAGAACAAATCATGGTTCTACTTCAATTCTGAAGGATATATGGTTGCTGAAGATTGGGTGAAACACACTGATGGTAAATGGTACTGGTTTGACAAAGACGGTTACATGGCCACATCCTGGAAGAAAATCAACGGAAAATGGTATTACTTCAACCGTGACGGATCTATGCAGACTGGCTGGGTTAAATACTACGAAAAATGGTATTACCTCAATTCAGAAAATGGAGACATGGTATCAAACGCATTCGTGCCTTACAACGGCGGATACTACCTCATGCTTGAAGATGGCCGATTGGCAGAAAAAGAAAGTTTCAACATTGAGCCAGACGGCTTGATCACAACTAAATAATTTTTTAAAATAAAGAAAGGAAAATTTCTAAAATATTGTTCTAATTGTTTCAACCGCAGGCACTAGCTTGCGGTTTTTTTGTTTGCTCTGGAATGTTATTACTAAAAGTGCGTTGCTATCAGTTTTGTTAATGTCAACAAAATTGGCCTGAAAGTAGTTTCAGAATCAAAAAAAGTAATGATTTTTTCACTACTTTTTTAATTTTCTACGAATAGATAAGTAGGAGGAAGAAATATGAACATTTTGAAGATTGAACTTGCGAGCATTGATAAAACCGATCTAGGTTTTGAACATTGGGTAGATGTGACTTACACTGTTCCAATTTTAAAAAATGAGTACATGGTCAAGTTGCTACTTTTAATGGAATGCAAGATAGAGGACCAAGAGGTCATTGAGTACCTGGTATCGACTTGGAAGTATCGTGATCTCGTGCTGCATTCTGTGAGGATGTATGAGGTGGAGAGAGAAGGTGCATGACTGTGAAAATATATTTTATGTATTTTGCTCTAACTAATCCTTATTGGGCGCTTGACGTCTACACCAGAATTGCACAAAACCAACAACGACAAGTCAGTGGCGCGAGCAACGATCGCTGTGAACCGTCGTTACAAAGACCAAAACGGGGAACGTGAAGCTGACTTTGTCAATCTTGTTCTTTGGGGGAAATTGGCTGAAACCTTGGCAAGCTACGCAACTAAAGGTAGTCTTATCTCTGTGGATGGAGAACTTCGTACCCGTCGCTTTGAGAAAAATGGCCAGATGAACTATGTGACTGAAGTCCTTGCCACAGGATTCCAACTTTTGGAAAGCCGCGCCCAACGTGCTATGCGTGAAAATAACGCTGGACAGGATTTGGCGGATTTGGTCTTGGAAGAGGAAGAATTGCCATTTTAAGCATTGAAAAGTCTGAGTTGGTCTCAGGCTTTTTTATATTGAGAAAGTCAGACTTTTTTCTTGACTATTTTTGACCAAGTGATACAATAGAACTATAAATTAGCACTCGGTTACAAAGAGTGCTAATAATATGTATTTCATCATGGAGGAAAACAGATGTTGAAACCATTAGGAGACCGTGTGGTCTTGAAAATCGAAGAAAAAGAACAAACTGTTGGAGGCTTTGTCCTTGCGGGCTCAGCCCAAGAAAAAACAAAAACAGCCCAAGTTGTAGCTACTGGACAAGGTGTTCGTACCTTGAATGGTGACTTGGTTGCTCCAAGCGTTAAGCCTGGAGACCGTGTCTTAGTTG